TGAAAGTGCGTTGCCGGCGGCGTCCAAACCCGTTCCATTCTGATACGCTTGCCGAATAGCTTCTTGCATCGCTGACACAAAGGCTTCGCCCCCGGTGTGGTCACCATGTCGTTGTGCACCCCGCATTCCGGGCACACATACTCATAAACCGGCATCCTGCCCCCCTAAGCCTTGAACGTCCCTTTCTTGCCGCAACTGTGGCAGACAAGCTCTTTCAGCGTCTTCTCGATCTCCACATCGGCCCCCGCTGGTTCTGTCTGGCGTTGTAGGATTAGATGCTCCTCAGCCCCGCACTTTGAGCATGTGAGCCTTAGAACATTCTTGCCCACAATAGCCGTTATCTTCTTTTTTCCCTTCGCCTTGCCCGGCAATCGAATCTTTCCCATCTGGCCGCCTCCTGTCAAGACATTATCTCCTGATCCACCCTCCACCGCCCCGTTTTGCTTTGATGTACTTGCGCCTGATAAACCCCTCTTCGCCCACCTCCGGTCGCCTTTCTCTCAAGGCTTTCTTCCGCCCGCGCGCCGCCTCCGCAGCGTCGTGTATCAATCTGTCAAGTCCCAACATCCAGGCAGCGAACTCGGCGTATACGGCCGCGTGCAGATAATCGTCCCGCGCCTGCTTGTCCTTGATCCACGTGAGCTTCCGGGTGCCGAATTGCCCTATCGTCTCTATCCGAACGTTCGCCAGTATGTGTTGCATGTACTCGTTCGATATGCCCGCAGGCAAGTCCACACCCCTGAACTCCGGGTCGCCCGCGAACCGCGCCAGCGCCCTATCCAGCCAGGCGGCCCTCGCCAGCTTATAATACCTGATCCGCCCCATCTTACTATCCCGCGGCTGGCACAACTCTCCGGATTCAACCGTGCCATATCTGACTGGCAACAACTTCGCCCCCATACCGCGACAGAACTCATAAACCTCTTGTGCGGGCCATTCGCAGTCAATAGCCGCCATGTTGATCCCCAGCTCCTTGTCCCCGCACTTCACTCGGAAACCCCGCAGGAATGCCGCAAGCTGCTCGTAGCCCTGCAATTTCGGGTAGACCACCAGCCACTTCCGGCCCCCCGGGAGCCACGCGCTCACGTCCACAAAGAATCCCTCATTCTTCTGAACGTCAATACCCGCCGTGATAAACCGTGTTGTGGCCGGAGGTTGGTCATTCGGCGCATGGTTCTGCCGAACTTGTATGTCCTCTGCCGTCACCGGCCTCGATGCTGGTGTATACGCCTCCCCAAGCACGTGATTGTAGAACACCTGAAGGTCGCCCTCGCCCACACATGCAAGATACCTCTCCACAACGTCCACCAGCCGCACCGACGGGTCGTAAAGCCTCGATATGTAAAAGCCCACAAACGGCTTGCTTTCCGCCTCTTCAGCGGAGATCGTCGGTTTATACTCGCCCTTGTAGACCGCCGCCGCGCGCTCCGCGTCGGTTATCGTCTTCATGCACGCCTCACACTCGTACCGTGCGGTCTCCGCCTTACGCTCCTCGTACCGCACCTGAGCGAACTTCAGCCATTGCATCTCGCCGCAATGCGGGCATGGCACGAAAAACCGCCGTTGGTCCGTCAGGGCCTCCATCAGCGGCGTGATGTGCTCATCCTCCAGCGTCGGCGTGCTCCAGCCCACAAGCCAGCTATCCCGGTACGTCGCCGACCGTTCCCGCGCCATCTCGAACGCGCTGCCCTGCCCCGGAAACTCCGCCATCTCGTTTAGCTCGTCAATCATCACGTACCGATACGGATGGGCTTTGAGCTTTGTTGGGCTTCCATGCCCATATATCCTGAGTCGCCCCCCCGCAAACTCCTTCGAATCCATTGTCTCGTGATGCTCACGCCCCAGAAAGAACTTCGAGCGTAGAACGGGAGCCGTCTCGATCATGTATCGGAACCGGTCTTTCTCGAATTCGCGCGCATCGCGGTCGGTGGGAAGCAAATATAGGAGCGGCCCCGGCCTCTCGTCGAACAGCCAGCCGCAGAGGGAAACAACGGCCTCAGAACCGCCTATCTGGGAGCACTTCTGGAGGAGCATACCTTGCTTTTCGGGATGCTCCAGAATCGCGTCAAGCCATGCCCGCTGCCAGGGCCACGGATGAAATGCGCCAGACTGCGCCGCAGTCCCCCGCTTCAGCCGCCTATAGCGCTCCGCCCACTCGCTCGGCCTCAGCCGTTCTGGCGGCGCAAGCACATCGGCCACTGTCCCCCAAACGTCGGCTACGGCTACCCCCATCTGCCTGCTTGCCCCCTCATACAGGCACGGCGTCCCGGTGTGGCCCTCCGCGTTTCGAGCCTTAGCGGCTCACTGGACTCTACTCCGCTTCCCGCCCGCTCGGCGTAGCCACCGCCTCAAACCGGGACCTCCGCGCCACCCCCCCGAATCTCGCCGCTCAAGCGGCTCAGCCAGGTGTCCGCGCATCTCCGCGTCTCGTCGTAAAGCGTCCGCTCAAATAGCGCACTATCCCCCATTTCCACGCCCTGCTCCTGCATTCGCCGCACTACGCGCGGCACCACTTCGTCGCTGAAGCCCTCAAGCCGCTCCCGCACAACCGCCGCCAGTTTCGTCATAGCCGCCAGGTGCTGGTCATAGGTGATAAGCTGCCCCTCTCTCACCCGTATCTCCAGGCTTTCTTTCTTGGCAAGCCTGAGTTCCCGTATCACTTCGTTCCGGGTCTTCGTCAACGATAGCCGCTCGGTCGCGCTCTCAGACCTGCCCAGCAACCTGGACAGCCGCCGTTCCTCGTGTGCAAGACGACTTATAGCGGCGTCCAGACCCAACCCGTCGCCGCCTGCCGTCTTCTGCGCGCCTACTTCGGAGCCGCGATAGCCCTTCCTCCGCGTGGTGATGGCTCCGTGCTTCCGCCCCCCCCGCCCTCCGGCCGCCTTCGATTGCGCTGCACGCGCCTTGCCGCCCTCACGCCCCTTGGCTCCGGGCACTATCCCTTGAGCGGCAAGCCATTGTTCTGCTGCCTGTTTGTCAAAGAGCAAACTCTTTCTCGGCCCGCGCTTTTTCAGACTCGGCAGGCCCCGACGCACCCAAGACGCCACCGTGTTCACCGAAACCCCGAACGCCTCGGCAAGCGCCTTCTTGTGCAATGCTCTTTTGTCCTTAGTTCCCATAATGCGCCAAATGTTCTGCCCCGTCAACCCCTGTTGCGCAATTCTGCGTCATTCTGCGCAATTCTGCGTTATTTTGCCGAAGTGTGCCTAACTCGCGCCAGTTCATTAAGCCACACTTCTATGTCTTGCTCAAACACGTACACGCTGCCCCCGCCAAACTCCCGGTGCACCGGCAGCCCGCGCCTCTCGCGCTCTTGCGCCGCCCGCACGCTCACCCCCAGCCTGCGCGCTATCGCCTTCCAACCCCTCAATATCTTGTGGTCAGCATTCACCCGTTACCTCCTCACCACTGCCACACCCGATGTTTCTCCGCAACCCATTCCTTGCCGTCATAATCCTCGACTTCCCAGTCAACGCCGTCCGGAATCTCAATTATCACGAGTTGTGCCCTCTTGCCCCATGAGTCCTTGCCCATTTCCTCGACAACCCGAATCAACCGAGGATCATCCCGCGAAAGCTCATCCTCAAAGCTACCTTCCCCCAGCGGCAGCCCCTCCCTGGTTAACAGCTCACGAAGGCGCTCCCGCGCCGCATCGCTCAGCCCAAACCCACCGTAGCACTTGTTAATCACAATCTTCTGCATTGGCTCGCCCTCCTTCTCAAAACGGTATCTCGCCCTCCGGCACGTCTATTGCTCCGTCGAGGTCGTCGCTGACTGCTGTCGCTCCCGCTGGTGTTGTAGCACGTTGGCTACCGTCCGCTGCTGCTGCTCGCGGTTCGCCAACTGCACCGCCACGTGTATCAGACCTTCGGCTAACCCCGGCTGCGTTGTCCGCAACTGGCGCGCCGCCTTCTCCACTACCGCTATCATCTCGCTCGTCTTCATCGCCGACCTCCTCGAACTTGAGATAACGCATATCGAACATGACCTGCCGCACACCCTTGGGGCCATGTCGGTTTTTGTACACCTCCAGCCACCTGAGCGCCCGCGCGCCCTCCGTCTCACCCTCAGCCAGCGGCTTGCGGCCGATGCGTATCATCTGCCCCGCCACCTCCTCAATGGCGCTTGACCACTTGTCCATCTGCGCGCGTTCCCTTGAGTAACGCTGCAACTGTGAAGCGGCGACCACGGGCACTCCCTTGTCCCTTGCCAGGCGCTTCAATTCCTTCGTGATGTGCTCCACCTGCGCATGGCGCTCGCCTCGCACTCGCGTGCGCAAGAGCTGCAAGAAGTCTACGCAGACAAGCTGCGCATCAGACGCTACAGCCCGCGCGCGGAGGTCCTCAACGTAGATTGAGCTCGTATCGTCCACCACAAGCGGCGATGCTTGCAGTTGTTCTCGCGCCTGCCGCCAGCGCTCCCAATTTGACGCCCGAAACGCCCCGCGCCCCATATCCGTATAGTCTACAGCGGCGACAATCCGAGCCAGGTCCTTCGCGATCTGGAACGCTGGCGTCTCGGCGCTGAAAAAGAGGGACGGAATCCCCCGCTTGACAGAGCAGTTAACCAAGATATTCAGGATTAACGACGTTTTCCCCATGCCAGGCCGGGCCGATATCATCGTCAGGCAGCCGGGCACCAGCCCCCTCAGAACGCTGTCGAAGCCGCCCGGCAACTCGGTCTGAAGCAGCGCCTCCTCACCACGCGCCCTTGCTTCAAGCTGTCGCTCTGCTTCGTCAAACGCATCGGCTATCGAGGGTGGTTCGCGCGCTGTCCGCTCCTCAATGAGGTCCATGCATTCCTTGAGCCGCGCGGCAAGCTGGTCCAGAGGAACCGCTTCGTTTGCGGCCTGTATCTGGGCCTCCCGTGCCACTCCCAACACCCGCCGCCTGATTGCCGCCTCCCGCACCAGCTCGCTGTAATATTCGATGCTCGCACTTGTCGGCACATCCTGCATGATGCTTGCCAGGTAGCCAACCCCCCCACATTTCTCCAACTGGCCGCGCCTGACAAGCTCCTTGCGGAGCAATACAATATCCGCCGCTCCAGCCTCCCTTGCGCACGCGCCTATCGCCTCGAATATCTCTTGATGCGCCAGTTTGTAGAAATCGGTCGGGATAAGGTTGTCGAGCGCGTAGCGCAAGGCATCTGCGCTCAGCATCATCGAACCGAGCACGCCCATCTCTGCCATTATGTCGCTCGGCGGCATGTGCATCGCATCACTCATCAACTTTGATCCTCGCCCCCCCTCGCCATCGCCAAGCCAATTTCTTCTGCCAACAGAGCAAGCCCGAAAATGGCAACCACAATACCAAAGATCGGCCACGCGATAAGCGCCGAACGACACGCTTCGCGTCTCGAAACGGCATCATCCGACAACGCCACAGCCACAATTATGCTAAAAAGTGAACCAACCATAAGGTAACCTAGAATCCAAAGAAACCACATTGCTTGCTCCTTCCCTACCATTCAATCTTGTTCGCCTTGGGCTCCTGTTCCACGTCTGGTGCGCCTTTCTTCCACCAGTCACGTAAGATGGCAAGCGTGTATTGCGGCTTGCTCTTGCCGCGCTCACGCGTCCGTTCTATCGCGAGTGGCAGCCAGGCAGCCGGGAACATCCGATACCATTGCCCCAACGCCTCCGGCAGGTGCCCGTAGACCTGAAAAGCCGTTTCTTGAATATCCGGCGGTAGCGGAACCTCCTCGCGCGCGCACGCGCGCGTGCTTGTACGTACCCCTGTACCGTCACAATCTAACACACTATGTACTCCTAACGTACCGCTACACTCTTCTTCTGCTTCTGCTTCTGCTTGTGCTGACATTGCTGACATGTCATTGACATCTTCCTTGACATTCCTTGACATTCCTTGACATGGTGGGTTTCGTTTCTTCTGCGCGCGGGATTCGGCCTTTTTGACGCGATTATACTGTCTGCGTTCGTCTTGATTGAGGATACGTCGGTAAGTTTCATGGCTGGGGACAAAGTATTGGAACTGGCCTTCCTTGACAAGTCGCCGCCCTTCATACTTCTTAGACCGGCTTTGAGGATCAGGTTTTGTGAGATAGGCAATTGCGTCTATGATTTCTTTCTCTTCGCATCCCAAGATCATGGCTAATAGTTTGGGGTTTAATTCAACTCGACTTTTTACCGTGTTGGCAATTACGTAACCCCATACCGCAAAGACGTTTAAGCCTGCACCCACCATCGAGCCAGAGTACATACTGGCGAAATGTTTTCCGTACATAAAACAAGCCCCTTATTCAAAAATCCGTCCACATTTTCGGCATTGAATGATGTCTGGCAGATAATTGTTCGGCGGCTTGAAATCGGGTGGCTCAAAGACGATATTCATTCCTATCACAGCGACTATCGGAGCCTTAATCGCTGCTGGGCACCGAGCCTCGTAGCCGCAAGGGCAATCAAGTGGTACCCAATCGAGAATCCTCTTGGGCCTGTCCGTCCATTTGATTATCTTCCAGGTCCTCATACTGTCGTTATATCATAGGTGTCAAGGAATGTCAAGGAACGTCAAGGAACGTCAAGGAACGTCAGATCGTTTCCTTTCGTTCTCTTGCTTGGCTTCCCACGCATCACAGGTATAGTATCCTTCCACCTCTGCCTCATCACACAGCGAGCCGGATTGGGAGTCTCTCACCCGCCTCACCGGCTCCAGGCATCGGCCCCCGTCTTCTGGTCGGGCCAAGGAATCCGGCGCGTACCATTTGCAGGTAGCGCACCTCTTCTCCGGCTTGTTCCGGGCTCGTAACGCCCTAAATCCGAACAGTTGCTCTATTCTGTCTGCCAAGGCGGTTCTCAGCCCCGGGCCACCGCGCAATTCGAGTTCGTAAGCCGCGCGCATTTGTTCCAGAGAGGCTCCAGCCGTGGGGATGTTGTCTTTCCAAAGCGCTGCCTTCTGCAAGAGGTCGCAAAGGACGATATCAACAACCCTGGTCCTGTTGGGCAGCAGGACCTCCAATGCGTCGTCAATACGTTCATCAGCCATCGCCATCCTCCTTGTCGCTATCGCAAACGGGGCAGATTCCGTCTTCGTTCAGACATTCATCACAGATCGGGCACCGCTCACAGTCCGACGGCTCCCGCTCGATCCAGGCGTCAAGCGCTGCGTTAAACTGAGGCGTTCCTTCCTTCATACTATCTTTTATACCTCTGAGCAGCGGCGGCCGGCCAGTGATCAGCTAATCTGTCTTCCACATCCCCGGCGGCGCTCGGCTTCCCGCCGACGCCTGTCGTCGGATTGGGCCGCCTGTTTCTTCCAAGCAGGCCACTGCCGGGCTTCCTTCTCGATGCGGTCTGCTTGCCTCTTAAGCCATCCTTTTCTCGGCATGACGGGGCTCCCTCGCGCGAACTCGGGGCAGAGTGACGCGGCCGCTGCTCAATCCGCTCAGGTTTCACCCTTCCCCCCCACGTATTGTTGCTCGAAGGCTATCCACACCATCAATAGCCTTTTCCTTCACCTTGAAGAGCTTGGATAGGTGCGCTGTCTGGGAGCCATCTTCGTCGCTGAAAACTTCGCGTGTCTTCGACCACACATCCCAGATTTTCTCTGGTGCGTCTTCGTTCAAGAGCCCGTGCAACCGCTCAATCTCGTCGAGGCATTTACTTAACGCTATCCTCAATGCCCACCACGGGTGGTTGCTCTCTTCGGCTGCCATACGACGCAACTGTTCAATCCGCTCAAGTTTCATTTTCTGCTTTCCTTTGGTATGCAGGCCTGTACATATACATACCCGTATTGAACATACGAAGGATTATCGTGCCTGGCATCTCCATGATAAAAGCTGCCGGCTTTGGCTTGGCAAACCCCAGGAATCCTGGCACAATGACGGAACATCGCAATTGCCTTAGAACATCAAGACGCTGCAAGGTCGTGATTCGTACGCCCTTGGGCATTCCTTGCCTCCTTCTTCATCTCCTGCCAGGTCAGTGCTACGGCCAGTGCGCTCCACACGTCCTTCGTAACGCCGTACAGCGGCCCCGGCTTCGCTTTTGTCCCGATCTGCGGCACCTTACCGCCGCCGGTCGGCGGATACCGGTCTATGATGGCCTGGCGGATGTTCGAGTCGCGGGCCCGGCTGTCGTGACATATGGTCAGCTTCACATCCTGACGGTACACCAGCGTGTGCGGGCCGCCCCATGCTTGAATGAATCGGCCAATCCAGACGCAGGTATTGAAAACATCCTTGCCGACGGCCATGCCGTAAGAAGCGACCATCTCGATCGCCAGGTGCGCGCCATGCGGAAACCGCTGGTGGCGTAACTTTGCCAGCACCTCTTCGTTCGGTTCTATGGCGAACTGGAGCGGAATGTCCGCCTCCATTCTCACCCACGCGCTCTCGCGGGGCCCTGGATCAATCGCTATGAGCATCGGGATGTCGCTCATGTGAACACTTCCCCTGTGATCCCCCTCCAGGACTTCAATATCCACGCCAGAACCCAATCAATCCCAGGCGTATGCAGATGTAAGGCCCGCGGCCCTCATGCCAGACCGGCGTCCACAGGCAGAATGACCAGCCCCGGGACTTGCCCCTGAGCAGGCTCAGGGCATAATTGACACGCGCGTGCGGCCAGCCCATCGCCCTCACCCCCGCCCAGAAGCTCCTAAGGTCAACGTGCAA